ACTTCAGCACATGCATGTTGAGGCGGACATTCGTGAAGGCGAGGCATTGCTCAAGCACTCATCAAATCTGCAATCGAAAGCCAGCCCTTGGGTTGTAAACTTGGCTGCATCTGTCCGCCCGTGTTTAACCTACTTGCTTGCGCTTGAGTTTGGGGCACTTACCCTTTGCGTCAGCATGGACTGGATGACAATGGAACAGTATCAAATGGTATGGAACGATGAGTTCCAGGCGGTGTGGGCAGCGGTTGTAAGTTTCTGGTTCGGCTCTAGAACCATGGCCCGGAAGACTCAAACATGAGTGTGCATGACGCATTGATAGAAGCCCATGCCTGGGATGGGCGGTGTAATGAAGCCGGTCTGGATATCATCAAGCACTTTGAGGGATGGCGATCAGAGCCGTACCTGTGTTCAGCAAATAGACCTACAATCGGATGGGGTAGCTGTTGGGATATGCAGGGCAATCCTGTCACCCTTAATCACCCTAACATTACAAAGGAGCAAGGCGAATATTTACTCAAGCGAGAGGTCCGCCATTCTGAAAAAACAATTAAGGGCACTGTCAAAGTGCCCCTAACTGCAAATCAATTCTCTGCTTTATGTAGTTTCATCTACAATATCGGATCAGGAAATTTCTTTAAATCGACTCTCCGTATGAAACTTTCACGATCTGAATTTGAAGAAGCGGCAGATGAATTCCCAAAATGGCGCAGGGCCGGGGGCCGAATCCTCAAGGGACTGGTGCTGCGTCGGAAGTACGAACGTGCTTTGTTCCTCTCTTAGCTCCGCTATTCTTGCAGTAATTTTTGGTTTCGCCATGACGTTATCGGCAAACCAATCCACATCTGCGTCCGTATGTTTTGGGCGAACATTATAAGCTGCCCTGTAAGATAATATAGGATTGTTGGTTTCGACGTAGGCTCGGCAGAATGCTTCCTGTTTTTCGGTAAGAGTTTTTTTCATTGCTTTTCTCCTATGGGTACAACCGTAACGCTGCGCGGTCTGCCAAATATGCGCTTCACATGACCGCGCTTTTCCAAATCGTTTATCATCCGCACGATGTTGGATTTCACAGTGCCTTGCAGCACCGCCAGTTCTGCCACGCTTGGGGAATATCCATGCTGTTTGATAAACTCATCAATGGTTGTTCGCAGGGACATTTGCTTTGGGGTTATGCCTATCATTTCTTTTCTCCTTTAGAGATTGATGCGTTTAAACGCAGCCGTTCATCGTATAAAGATTTCGCCGCTGCTTCCGGTAACAGGTCCAGGCTTGGTTCGTTGTGTTCTTCGAACCGGTGCATGGCGGATCGACGGTCTGCTACGGACATGGATACATCGTCTGACATTTTCGTAAGCTGCTGTTTAAACGCTTCAACAAAGTCCAGACTTGAGGCAAATTCCGCTGTATCTTTGCCATTTGGTGCGATCATAATGAGAACCTCATCTGTATTGCCCTCAGAAGCCCCAGGAGAAGCATCTGCTTTTTCTGGACCCTTGGCACCAGACGCACCCGACTTGGCTTCCTGTACATCGTTTTTGGGGAACAGTTTATCCAAATCCTTACCGGATGGTTTAGCCTTGTTACGTTCACGCGCAAGCCTTCTTGGTTTTGGCACATCCTGATTCAATGCGTTCCCATCGTCATCCGTCTGCGCTAAACCAACCATGGCACACACGCCGTATCTTCTGGCGTATGTGATTGCGCTGCCCGCTGCTTGCATCTTGTTTTTGGCATTTTCGATACCATCCAGCGGCACGCCTTCATCACTCATCCATTGACCGGATTTGTGTATTAACGTAGTCCGCAGCTTGTTATCGTGAACGCCTTGCAGAATGCCAATGTCGTGCGCGTTCAGTGCTGTATGTGCTTGCTTGTTGCATTCCTCAAGTGACGCATACATTGAGTTATGAAAAGGGTTCTTAGCATTCTTGTGTGGATTGGTCATGTCGGCCTGGGCTGCTACAAAAGCCGCACCAAACTTATCAAGTTGTTCTGACTGACTCATGTTGTCACCTCATGTAAAGAGATTACGTTGTCCGGTCCTTCATAGGCTGCGGTAGCCTGTTTAAACGGCCTTGCATCCATATAAATTTGATGATGTTCTTCTGCTGACTTGACCGCTGCTTCTGCGGTTTTAACCAGACTTTCATCATGCTTACCGGGGTGAGTTAAGATTCTCCGGGCGTATACAAGGTTCCGCCGTATAGCGAGTTTGTAATTCATGTTGCCACCATTACGCGCTGCGAACGCCCGGAGCGTCCTTTGCGTTTCCCGCTGACCATCACAAGGTTCTTGTCGATGAGTGCCTTGAACCGCGCCGTAACGCTTGAGTAGGCAAGGTGTGGTAATCGGCTTTGCACTTCATCACTGATGCACCCGGTAGAGCCGAATGCCTTGATGGTTTCGTACACCATTTTTTCCAGCTTGGTTGTGTCGATGCTGTCCGCTGCCTCGTATGATGTTGGTGGGCTTTCCCGGCGCACCAACTTGAAAGTTTCCGTTCCAAAAAGATCGTTCATATCGACTCTCCTTCTGGCTGTATCAGTTGAAACCGTCTGCCCGTGCGTGCGGGTTCCGCCTTCTTAACTACGGTCCGTTCTGGCTTGGCCTTGTACTCGACTGTCGAGTGAAAGACTTTGATCCCACCGGGAAGCAGCACCTTTTCGACTCCACCCATGGCAGCTTTCATCCGCATCTTGCAATTTTCTTCCATGGATTTGCTGGCTTCTATTGCGTTTTGACACGACACATATGTAACGGCAGCGTCGATCATGTCCTGGCGTGCGTCATTCATTATCAGTTCTGACGGCCCATCCGTCAGGTCATGGATGCCGGGCTTCCGATTGCCGGGCACCATGGTTGAATACTCGCTCTGCGTTACAGGCGGGTAGTCGGTATCATCTTCCATGTGCTGCCAGAACACGTTGACCGCTTCACGAATCGCCATGACTGTCGGCAAGTGTCGATGCACAACAGCGATTCGCCACTTGCAATCGCTTTGAGCAAGCTCCGCAATCACGCCAATGTCCGCGTCCGCGCAATCCAGTTGGGCTTGCACTTGAATGACACGTTCCAAGCTATCTGTGGGTTCACTAGGAAAACGCGGCAACTTCAATTCCCAGATTGATCCCTTGGGAATCGGGAGTCCGTTCCATTGCCATGCTTCTTCAAAGAATCCATCAAGAGAAGCAACCAGATTACAATGCTCATTTTTGTATCCGTTTTTCGGATGGCTTAACTTGACTTCAAACTCATCCTCAAACCACTTCCGCGCTCCGTCTTCAAAATAGTTTCCCCGCTTCATAAATTGCGTAGCTTCGTTCGTATCCTTGCTATCGCGTGCGGCTCTGTGCCGCGCAAGCATGTCATTGGGAGTCTGTTTAAACGGCACGAGATATTCACCGTCGATAGGTGTAATGATAGGTGTGTCGGAAGCACCCGATTCCTGTCCGGTTATTGAATGTTTCATATGACCAGCCCCCATAAGGACATGACCCACATGGCTGCAAACATCAGCAGTACAGTTATAAATTCGGCTGTGTAGATAAGATATTTTTTCAACGTCTTCACTCCTATGTTTGAAGACGCTGTTGTCTCGTTTTTGTCTCGCGTATCTTTAAGTTATTGTTTATAAAGATTTAGGCGAGTACGCCCCTGGGCACCACTTCCCCTTTAAGGCGTTGTTTTTGTGAGACTTCAGCGTCTTGGTTGTCTCCCTGAGACACATAATGTTCTTAAAACCTTCTCATTTTATTAACAAGTGCATATTCTCCATAGCCAGGCGGTCCCGTTCCGCTTTCATCGTATATCTTTCGGCTTGTTTTGCTGACTCCCAACCAAACATTGCCATGAGTTGCCGCGTGGTTGCACCCGCCATAGCAGCGCGTACCGCTCCAGCTTTCCGTAGTCCATGCGCGGAGCATTGCGGTAAACCCGCTTCCTTGCAGCGGCGTTTGAACCAGTTACCGAATCCGTTGGACGTATACGCATTGCCAGTCTGCGTAATGAGATAAATGAATGGACCGGTTTGGGTTGCGTCGATAATCTTCCGCAACGGTTGCAGAATAGGTATCCGCCGCTCCTTTGGTGCATTAGCGCGGTTCTTCATTTCGGTAAATTCAAGTATCCCATTGGATTCCATGGGCGGGCCTAGTCGGACAACGTCAGATCGACGCACCCCGGTATAGATCAGCAGCCCTTGTGCCAGATGTGCTTTCGTACCCATGACATGCCTTGCCTGGAATTGCTGAATGTCAGCTTCAGACCAAGTGTAAAAACCGTCCGGGTTGTTGGGCTTCAGATACGGCACATTTGCTGCCGGGTTTATCTCCGAAAGATCACATGCTATCGCCCACTTGTAGACTTGACGCATGGCCTTGATGCGTGCGTTCGCTGCTTCCGGTTTGTGTGCAATCGAATCGCGCAACACGCGCATGTCCTTCACCCGTATCTGCTTAAAGGGTTTAGTCCCATGCAGCAAAGTCGCATGAGCCAGGAGCCGTTCACGCACTTTCTTGGTGGTGTCTCCTAACTTCTGAAACTCCGGGCTTCGCATGTAAATCATAATTAACCAGTTTAATGTATGTGCGCTTTGCTTGTTAATTCCCGCATTCATAAGAACAAGTGCTTGTTCGTATTCCTTGCGGAAAGTCTCCGTTCCTTCTTCAGCCCAAAGCCTGATTAACTTTTTGCCCTGCCTTTTCTGGGCTGCTGTTGGGCGTAAGTAAGTCTTGCCTTGGTGCCTTTTTATATTTTTAAAATCTTTCATATCAGTGACCCATATATGTTCGTAATAGAACCATGTTATGAATGCAACTCTCGCAGGGAGAGTCGAATCACGATTCGGGACTCTCTCCGCGAGAGTCGTTTTTTTCGGGTTCAATCCACTCA